TTCAGGACCTTGTGGTCCTTGTGGACCTGTTGGACCACCAGAAGGACCAGTCGGACCCTGTGGACCTGTTGGACCAGTTTCACCTTTATCGCCAGTACGAGCAAATGTAATGAGAATTTCTTCACCAGAACTAAATGCTGCAGCACTACCAGAAACAAACGAACATCCCACTTCATAGTATGATGTCTTGTCTACCAAATTACTGATAGTGAAGAGTGCAAAGTCTGCTGAATTTGCTTTATTTGTGATACGGAAGTGACCCTTGATCAATGATGTTGAGTCGTCGATTGTAGCAAGATAATTTTGAATATCTGTGCCGCTCTCATCAACATAATCAATCCAAAGTTTATCAGCAAGTGTTGCTGACGCATTGTTCAATTTCAATGAACTATTGCCAGGATCAGTATCTGATGTATCAGTTTGGAAATTATATTCAAAAGTTGCGCCACCAAAGTTACCCTGTGCGCCAGTTGGTCCTTGCGGACCTTGTGGTCCTTGCGGACCAGTGTCGCCAGTGACACCTTGTGGACCTTGAGGACCTTCTGGTCCTTGTGGACCCTCTGGACCTTGTGGACCAACAACACCTTGAGGACCTTCTGGTCCTTGTGGACCTTCTGGACCTTGTGGACCAGTTACACCTTGTGGACCTTGAGGACCCTCTGGACCCTGCGGACCTTCTGGACCTTGCGGACCAGTTACACCCTGCGGACCTTCTGGTCCTTGTGGACCCTCTGGACCCTGTGGTCCAACGTCACCTTGTGGACCTTGCGGACCAGGAACGTTTGAAACACCTGATGGACCTTGAGGACCTTCTGGACCCTGTGGACCCTGAGGACCTTGTGGACCAGTGACACCTTGTGGACCTTCTGGACCAGACGGACCAGATGGACCAACAATACCACCATATGCTAATATGTTCCATGCCGTGGTGCCATCACCAACTTTGAACTGACTTGTATCAGTCTCAAGACCAAATTCGCCTTGCGCAAGAACTGTGTTCGCAGTAGACCACTCTAAAGCAGTACCGCGACGAAATTGAAGTTGAATATATGCCATGTTAGGTTACGCCTCCGCAATTGATATTTAGTCCTACGCTAAAGTCTGTACTTGGTGTTCCGCCATCATATACAACAGCACCGACTGGTCCTTGTGGTCCTTGTGGACCAGCATTTCCGTTGACACCACTTGGTCCCTGTGGACCTTCTGGTCCTGATGGTCCTTGTGGACCAGCATTTCCGTTGACACCACTTGGTCCCTGTGGACCTTCTGGTCCTGTTGGTCCTGATGGTCCTTGTGGACCTGTATCTCCATTGACACCACTTGGTCCTGGAGGACCTGGTAATCCAGTAGGTCCTTGGGGACCTACTGGTCCTGATGGTCCTTGTGGACCTGTATCTCCATTGACACCACTTGGTCCTTGTGGACCAGTATCACCCACTGCTCCAGATGGTCCAGTCGGTCCTTGTGGACCTGTTGCGCCTGTATCACCACGATCGCCAGTACGCGCAAATGTAATAATGACATCTTCACCATTTTCAAACAATGTTCCAGTTAGATTACCATCTCCTGAAACATATGCGCAATTTACTTGAAAATAATCGCTATGATCAACTAATGATGAGATTGTGTATAGAACAAATGCAGCTGTATTAGTTTTATTTGATACTCTAAAGTGACCTTTGATTGCTGATGTTGAATCATCAATAGTCAGTAGAAAATTGCTAATATCAATTCCACCATCAGCTAGTTCATTGATGATCAATGCATCAGCTAATGTCAAATTTGTAGCATCAAGTTTTAGTTTTCCTGGTCCTGGATCAGTGCCACCAGTATTGGTATCAAATGTATAATCAAAGGTTGCACCACCAAAATTTCCCACCTCACCCTTTGGTCCTTGTGGACCCTGAGGACCTTGAGGACCAGTTACAGATGGACCGCTTGGTCCTTGAGGTCCTTGCGGACCTAAATCACCAGCAATACCTTGAGGACCTTGTGGTCCAATTTCACCAGCAACACCACTTGGTCCAGTAGGACCGATGTTACCAGCAATACCCTGTGCGCCAGTTGGTCCTTGTGGACCCTGTGGACCTTGTGGTCCAGTATCAGCCCCTGCACCAGCATACAAGTCTGTGAAGTTTTCGTTTACTTTCTCAAACGCTTCACGAATTGTATCGCCAGTGCCATCATTAGGTGCTGCGCCAATATCGATTATTTGTTGTGTCATCTCTTATTCTCTTAGAAATTATCGTCAACTGTTTTAGTTCCACTGTCAACGCTGATAAGTGTACTATCAACTCTATCATCAAAGAAGTATGGGTATTCTTGCAAGATTTCTGTAAATCCAAATGCAGTATCTGCATTTGCGTTCATAGGATTTGGATAGATAATCTGTCTTACAAGTTGTCGATCTGCAACGCTGAAACTTGAAATGTTCCAGGAAGCATTACTGACTGCACCAGTAATATATCTTCCTTCTCTCAAAAGTCCATTTGTGTCAACCACAATCATAGTGTTGCTTGTAGAATCCCAAGAGTGTACAAATGCAGTGGCATTTGCAGCTGCTAGAGTTCTTCCTTCGTAAACCAACTCACCAACTTTGAACGTGCCATTACCAGCACTGAACACAATCTCGCGTTCGTTGATTTGACTGAATGTACTATCATATGTATTTGCTGTTGATTTGCGAATAATCTTAGATTCAGTTGTAGCACCGTACATATAACCTTTGGCAGTGAATGTCAAAGTCCAAATTATAATTCTTATAGGATCTGGACCGCCAACATCATCTACATCTTGCGAAACAGAATTGAGAATGAATGGCACATCCACCTTCTCAGCTGGAACACCGACTAAATCCATTGTTACAGTATAATCTGGCGCAAAGTACGGAAGAATTTGCTCAACGATTTGTGTGCCATCTTCAACGTTTCTTACATAGATGTTCAATGTAAAATCAAAGTTGTATGGTGTTGCGCGAACATTTTTTACTTTTGATACTGAATTGCCATCAGCAAAACTATTCGTGAAACTGCTGCGCTTACGCAAAGGATCGTATGTAATGCCAGCGAGTTCAAAACTCATGCGAGGCAAAGTCATCATAGTTTCTTTTGTCAACTCAGGATCTTGTGTAATACGCTGATAGAATTTTTCTTTTTGCGAATACATCAAAGGCACATTGATGCGTTCAATTTCTTGCGTGCCTGCTTTATTGTATCGTTTGAGCATGATGTTATTGAACATCGTGCCGAAAGCAACGACCATTTTACGAGTGATTCTATGATAAAAGTGTACGCCTGATAACATTATGCTTCACCAAATGGATTGGCTTCACTGAAGTCAAGAATATTATCTGCTTCTTGCTCAATGCGTTCGTTATCTTCCACACTTTCATAATTAGAATTGCGCATTACGTCTGCTTCATCGGCAATATTCCATTGAGCACCGCTACTATTTCCTTTGACCAAAGACCCTGCAACAAACTCACCTTTGATATTTCTAAGTTTGAGTTTTCTGGATGGTTTATCCCAACCAGCAACGACTGCTTTTGCCACAGCATTTTCTAATGACGTTCCCTGGTAAACCCATTCTAGATTAGTGAAAGTTCCTGATCCACCAGCATCTAGTGTAAAGTCTAGTGCATATGCTTGTACGTTTGGAATGCTATCAATTTCAGTAACACCAGTTTGAAGTAATTCACCGTTATATTTGAACGCTTCCATTGACAATCCATACATGTATGGATTCTTTGCGTCTTTACCTAATTGAAAGAAGTTTTTTTCTTCCTCAACAAATTTGATTTCCATCAATTTGAATTGAGTTGGCAAATATACCAGATCACCTTCTTTAGGCACATTGTGAGATTGCGGAAACTGTCTTGTAACCAAACGCTCAAACGAACGACGAGACATACAGAGGCGAGCAGTTTCTTGTAGTTCTAATCCAAACTTACTGAAGAATTCTTGATTGCCTTCATAATTTTGAAAAGTCTCTAGGTACATCTCAATCTTGACCGCGTGGCGATAGCATTTCACTGGATCATCGCCGAATAACTCATCGGTTGATGATTGTGATTCTCTTGGAAGATAATAAACATCGATTCCGTGATTTCGAATAGACTCGATGATCAAATCTTCGAGCAGCTGCTGTTCAACAGTTGCTCTTTGATTATTGAAGTATACACTAGTTGGCATTATTATCCTACAATGAAGGGTGTTGGCTCTTCGTAAGTGTCGCGAAGTTTTTCTTCTAATTTCTCAACTTCAGCGCTTGCCTCATCATAAATTTGTTGACCATTGATTGTCAAACCACCTGGAAGAACATAGTTACCATATTTCTTTAGATTTGTGCCCCACTGCTGCTTGAAGAGAGCTGTGGTATAGTCTCTCATCCAACCGTCATTATAGATTTCAGTATAAACTTCTGGATTGGTAATTCTATGACATTCGAACGCAAGATATGCATTGTCTTTGAATTTATCCCAATTCATAAAAATTTTCAGCTGATTCACTTTCTTATTATAAGTGAATGGGGGCAATCCCGTAACAATCATATCAAGCATTGCAAGATGTTCACGAGCAATCACATAATAGGTATATGAAGAGGCGGTTAGATTGTAAAAGTCGTTCAAACGCAACTGATAGTTGATGTCGAACATATTGAAACCGCTCGAAGACGTCGAAGATTGAATTGCTCCAGAAAATGGAAACACTCGAGTGACGCCAATAATAGAATCTGCGAGAGTAATATAGGTGTTTGAAATGTCTGCTTCCGTCACCTGATATGACAAAAAGCAGCGTTCTGTTCCATCAAAATGGTAGTTTTTATATAGATACAGCGCATCATCGAGGCGATCTTCTAATTGATCGTCGTCGACATTGATATCGATAACTGGAAACCCGAGTCTTCTAAGGCAATAATCTTTGAGTTGAGTACGAGATGATGGCTGAGACATGTAGAACCTCGCTAATTATTGTATATTTAGTTTATGCGATAAGTGTCCCGTCTCGTGAACTGTAAACTCTATCTGGATGCATGTGTGCAAACTGTTCCCAGTTTGGTTCTCCTGGGAGGATTCGACGACCAGTAGATTCTTCTCCGATATGCTCTATAATATTCCTACCATTAGAGTTTTTCAAGATAGCAGAGTACATTTTCTCGAAAAAGTCGAGATAAACCATGATCATTCCCTCGTTTATCGTAAATTTCCAGTACTCTCTAAATGGATAATCGATAATACTGCGGCGATAAAATGAGAAAATAATCGGAAACTGTTTCGTATTCTTGCTGTAATAATATTGCTTGATTGGAGTATCGGTTTCCTCGATCTGTGGTGGCTTCTCGTGGAAATACCATTCCTGCCTCTGAAGAACCACAGAAGCCATTTTAGGATCTGACTCTAAGATTTCGATCATATCATCGAGACGAACAGGCTCTTTGAGGACAACATCGTCCTCTTGATGGATGATATAATCGTAATCAGTCGTCTTGAGATAGTCGAAAAACTCGGTCCACGTGACTGATAATCCAAGATTTTCTTTATGTAAATTGAGTTTGAATCCGTGCGTTTTTCCGATCAGATCGAAAATGTAATCGTTTCGAGTTCGAGGATAATCATCGACGATCAATCGATCAACCTGATGCCCACAATAGTCTAGAAGGTGCAATGATTCTAGACTTTTCGTGAGATAGTGCAATCGATTGCACGAGAAGATTACATGCAGGACTTTCATCAGTATT